CAGTAAATTATTAAAGGAAAGTAGTAATCCTCAAGCACGTCTTATGCAAGAAACTCGTGGTCTTGTCTCCAAGTGGGAAAAAACAGGACTTCTTGAAGGAATTACTTCTGACACAGAAAAGAGTGGTATGTCCATTCTTTTAGAAAATCAAGCAAAGCAGTTGATCGATGAATCGTCACGCACAGGAACTCAAAGTGGTTCTGAAGAATGGAGTGGAGTAGCACTTCCTCTTGTACGTCGTGTGTTCGCAGAAATCGCATCAAAGGAATTCGTTTCCGTTCAACCAATGAATCTTCCATCCGGATTGATCTTTTACTTAGACTTTAAGTATGGAACAGATCAATCAGCACAAGGAAAAGGTGGAAGCCTTTTCGGTGGATCAGCAAATGCAAAACTCGGTTCAACCGATGAAGCAACAGGTGGTCTTTACGGAGCAGGACGTCATGGTTACTCAATCAATGACAAGTCTGTCTCAGTAACTGTTGCAGGTGGTTCATTCCCACTTCCATCAGGAGCAGACGCAGAAGGTATACGTGCATTCAATATTGATGCAGTTGATTCAAACGGTGATCCAGCAGTTGTAACGGGTGTATCAGGTGCTAATGCACTTACAACCGCAATTGACGGTGCAGCTGATCTTGCATATCACGTACAAACTAAAGCTGAAAATCGTGGTGACTTTGAAGACAACCTCGGTGACTCTGCTGACGCAGCTGACACAGGAATTCAAAAAGACGTCGGTATCCCCGAAGTTAACTTGGAACTCAAAAGTGAACCAATCGTTGCAAAGACACGTAAGTTGAAAGCAGTATGGACACCAGAGTTGGCACAAGACCTTAACGCATATCATAGTATTGACGCAGAAGCAGAATTGACTTCTCTTCTTTCCGAGTACGTTTCAATGGAAATTGATTTGGAAATTCTCGATATGCTTATTGTTAACGCACATACAGAAGGTGAAACATTCGCTGCTGATGGTCAGGGTGCAACGTTATTCGGTGGTGAGACACAAGGTTCTTACTTCCAACGTCTTGGAACAAGCATTCAGTCCGTAAGTAACAAAATTCATCAATTGACACTTCGTGGTGGTGCAAACTTCTTGGTTTGTTCTCCATCAGTTGCTACAATTCTTGAAAGTATCCCAGGATACGCAGCTGACACAGACGGAAATCAGTCTCAGTTCGCAATGGGTGTTACCAAGGTTGGTGCATTAAACAACCGTTTCCAAGTTTACAAGAATCCATACATGACGAGTGGTGACATTCTCATCGGATTCCGTGGAACAAACTTCCTCGAAACAGGTGCAGTTTATGCTCCGTACATTCCGTTGATCCAAACTCCGTTGGTATACGATCCGGTCAACTTTACTCCACGTCGTGGCGTAATGACCCGTTATGCCAAGAAGATGGTTCGTCCAGAATTCTACGGAAAACTCAAAGTAACAGGAGCAGATTCAATCTAATTCTGTTTGGAATAACACAAAATTTAAGAGGGGTTCTTTTGAACCCCTCTTTTATTTTATAACGATTAAGTAAATTAACGTATATTTATAGACAATGGACGAAAGTGAACAAAATGACCGAACTGACGATTATGCTGAAGATGATGAGAATCCTCAACTAGAAAGAATACGATGGGATGGTCGTACATCATCTCCTGTGGGAAAGACACCATTTGGGTTTTTTGATTCAGACCCGCAATTTTTATCGTTTGCACCACGTGCAGCTGATTGGGCTGCAAGACGATTGGGGTATCCAATTGTTGATGTAGAGATGATAGATATGCAATTTTATGCTTGCTTTGAAGAAGCAGTAACCGAATATAGTGCTCAAATAAATCAATTTTCAATAAAGCAAAATTTATACTCAATAAAAGGAACATCAACGAGTGTGAATTTGACTACAAGTGTTTTGCAAACTCAACCTCTTCCTTATTATTTAAAACTTTCTGAAGCATATGGTGCTGAAGTAGGAGTGGGGGGGAATGTAGATTGGAGAAAACAAAGTTTAGAAGTTAAGACTGGAGTACAAACTTACGATTTACAAGGATTGTTTGATAATTACTATGTTGATCCTAAAACTGGTGAAAGAAGGGTAGAACAAATTGAAGTAAAACGAATTTTTCATAATCCACCTCCTGCTTTAAATAAAATATACGACCCAATGTCCAATTCGGGAATGTCACATTCTAATATATTAGGTGAATTCAATTGGAGTGGAATGTCTGCGGTAGGTACGCAATTTTTACTTAGACCGGTAAACGAAGATCTAATGCGACTTCAAGCAATTGAATTTAATGAACAGGTTCGTAGAAGTGCATATGGTTTTGAAATTGTTAATAATAAACTAACAATATTTCCAGTTCCCTCTAAAGATTTTACATTGTGGTTTGATTACGTTTTTAAACGAGAACGAGATATAGCTGCGGTTCAGGGGTATGTAGATGCAGATGAATTCAACACTATACCAAAAACTCAAACAAGTGTTACAGAAGAAACAAACCAACAGGTTGTTGTAAATAATACTCAGAGTGGTATAAATCCAGATACTACACTTAATTCCACATCAGACACTATAACTGACTTTAGCAATGCTCCATATGAGTTTCACAACTTTGGTTCAATAAATGACGTTGGTAAACGATGGATTATGAAATACTACTTGTCAACGTGTAAGGAGTTGCTCGGTGCAGTTCGTTCCAAATATCAAAGTATTCCAATACCAGGTGGAGAAACATCTCTTGATGGTGATGCATTACGTGCAGAAGCACAGACAGAACGAGAGCAACTAATATCAGAGTTAAGAGAGGATTTAGAAACAACCAGCAGAAGCACTACAAGTGAACAGCTAAATCAAGTTTCGGACAATCTCCAAGAAAATTTAAGAAAAGTTCCTAACTTTTTATACATAGGATAATAAAGTGTCAAGAGGACGATATTTCAGCAGACGTGATGTTCGTATGATGAACAGTCTAAACGGAGAACTTCTAACTGATATTGTAGAACAATCAGTTTTAATTTACCGTATAGATGTTAGTTTAACTGAAGAAAACTTATATGGAGAAAGTTTAAATAAATTTTACTATGATGGTATTGAGATTCAGTGCTTAGTTGAAACTGATCCAGAAAGTACAGTGTACGAGGGGTTTGGTCCAGATGTAAAAAAAGGTACTGTATTTAAATTCCATCAAAAATTGTGCGAAATAAAAGAAGTGTATCCCCAAATCGGAGACATACTAGGTTGGGAGAATGCTCACTTTGAAATAGAAAATGTTGTTGAAAACCAATTTTTAGGTGGTCAACCCGAGAAAAATTATAGTTTGATTTGTAATGCACATTTGACTAGAAATAGTAAAATCAATATCAACGAGAGGAATATATAATGGAAAGCTACGATAATGTTAGCAATCCGTTTATAACTCTTAAAAAATTATCAGGTCCTGATGAATCCAGTTTTACTGCTAAATTAAATTCTTCACCACCTTCAGTTGATAATGACAAATATATGTCAAACATGAAGAAGGCTAAAGATTCATTTTACTCTGATAATCGTGCAGAAAAAATGAGAGACGATTCAACCGACTCTGATTATGACAAGTATACCGTAACACTTATGGATATTGATAATATCTTGTATGAGTATTTCATTAATGTAATCAATCCACAAGTAGAAGATATAAATAATTCTATTTTGAGTGTACCTGTTCGTCATGCGTCACCCGAACGATGGACTGCAATTCAACGAGACGGAGTTTATCGTGACTCAAAAGGTATGGTTCAAAAGCCGATGATTATATTTTCAAGAACGTCTGTTTCAAATGATGATTCATTTGCACATTTTAATCGACACTTAAATGTCCCATTTGTAAAGAAGTTTACCAAAAAAAATATGTACGATAAATTTTCTGCACTGAATGGTACACAACCAAGTCAAGAGATACATAATATTGCATTTCCTGATCATGTTATCTTGAATTACGATTTCACAATGACAACTGAATATGTTCAACAAATGAATACACTCGTTGAAATAGTTAATTGGGCAAGTAACGATTATTGGGGTGATTCGGGAAGACTTAAATTTAGAGCATCTGTTGATTCTTTTAATAATAATGTAGAAACACCGTCTGATGATGATAGAACTGTTACAACTACATTCTCTTTGACTGTTAATGCATATTTATTACCCGAGGCATTTAATAATACCAAAACAAAGCAACGAGGGCTTACATACAGAAAAGCAGTATTTGCATCGGAGGTGGAAGGTTCTAGTTTAGATTCATCTCAAAACAAACCACAATCAGTAATGAATTTAGGATTTACTAAGTATATCACATTGAATAGAAAAAATAGCAATGCATTTATAAGTGGAGATATTGGTGATGAATATGAAATTAGATTATGGAATGATGAGGAGTTTTATACATTGTATATTGAAGATGTATCCTATAAAATATCATCTACTTTAATGAATGACGAAGATGTATTGATTTTTAATTATGAAACTGATAATGAAGTCACACTAAATTCAAATGATCAGTATGAGTTAGTTGATACAACAACCAATAAAAAAATTAAAATCGAAACACATGAAATGTCAGTTGACATTTTAAAAATAAAATATATTTCTTGATTTATATGCGTAAATAGCTTATTATTAAACGCATGGAAAAAAATAAAACAGTGAAACTCACAAGTGACGAACTGACTGAAGTTGTTGTATTGAATGAAGAATATCAAGAAGTATTAATAAAACTCGGTCAACTATCCCTCAAGAAGACACAAATAAAACTTGAAACAGAAAGTATAGAGAAGGGTGAACATGATTGTATATCAGCCTACACAGAGTTGGAAAAAAAAGAAACTAATTTCAAAGACCGCATCTTTCGTAAATACGGAGATGGGAAACTTGATATAAACGCCGGAACTTACATTATATCAAAAAATAATGGATAAATATACTATTTTGATTTTTTCAGAACATATTTATGATAAAATATTAATTTCCCATATTCAACCCAAAAACCCATAAAGGAGACAACATAAGATGGCAGAAAGAACAATAAGTCCAGCAGTATTTACCAAAGAAATTGATCAAACTTTTTTGACACAAGGTATTTCTCAAATCGGTGGAGCAGTAGTAGGTCCGTTTTCAAGAGGACCAGCATACTCACCAACCGTCGTGAGAACCGTGGCAGAGTTAGAAGATCTGTTTGGTATTCCAGAAGGAAAATATTATCAACCATTCACAGCACGTGAGTATTTAAAGCACCAGGGTGTCGTAACGATTGTTCGTGTAGGAGATCTCGGTGGATATCGTCAAGAAAATGCCCTTATAATAAAAGCAGTTGTAACAGATACAACAGATTATAGTGGAAGCTTAAGTGGTTCTTTGACAGGATCACTTGATTTACCAGAAGAAGGTGACGAAACCGTTATTGGTGTTCTTGCGAATACCCTCTGGGCAGACAATGGCCAACGGCCAGTAGACGCAATTCGTGACGGATTTGAAAACTCTTCACTCGATAATGAAACTGCGTTAATGTTTTACGAAGGTGAAATCATTGACGATGAAGGAAACGAAGTAGTAGTTGGTAATTTTGAATCAACATTGCATCTCAGAAGAACGGTTCGTACCGTAGACGAAGATACAGGAGAAGTTATAGAGAGTATACAGAGTCTTAAATCTAATTATGATTCTGATTATGTATTTAGTATTGATCCAAAGGCACCTGATAGTTTGCAAAATATATTCGGAAGAGCTCCAAAGAAAAATATTGAACCTGCATATTTCTATTCATACTTTGAAAATGCTCAAGAGAGAATTTTCAACAACATCATGAATGGTGTAAAATATAAAGTTGAGATAGAAACTTCTAATGAAGCAATTGTATTTGAATATGAAGATTCAAAAACTGAAGAAGTGTTGGATGATCCTTGGAAACCAGGTGCAGTTTCATTTAGTTGTCGTCCTGCAGAAACACCGTGGATTCAGTCTCAAAAAATTAGTGGAAGACGATACAATCTGTTCAAAATATGGACACGCAACATGGGTTCTTCTGCAAATCGTGAGATTAAAATAGGTATTTACAATGTTCGTACACCTGGATCAATCCAAGATTCTGATTACGGAACATTCAGTTTGATCGTTCGTACATTCAACGATTCTGATCGTGGTCAGAACGTAGTTGAAAACTTTGATGGATTGACGATGGACCCACTAAGTCCTCGTTACCTTCCACGTGTAATCGGTGATCGTTTCACAACTATTAATAACAAAGGTAAGTTAATCGATTACGGAGATTATATTAATCTCAGTAACTGGATTCGCATAGAGACTCCTGCTGATAGTACACCACCACCAAATGCAATGCCTTATGGTCATGGTTCATACTTTACTCCAATTGCTGGATATGAAACTCCACCAATTGAGTATTCTCATGCTTCTCAATACGAAAGACAACCTGGACGATACTTCAACGGAGCAGTGTTTAATCAAAGTAGTCCTGATGGAATATTAGAACTACCTCGTTCTGCCCGTGATACATCTGAGTTATTTGCTCCACTTCCTTACTTAGCAGATGATGCCGGTCGTGGTTATTACATGGACGAACCTGGTTCTGTTATGGAAGAAGTTGACGGAGAGTCTACAAGTTACGACGTCGATTCAATTCCAGTTAACCCACCAGCAGTAGATGAATTAGCAACTGCAAAACTAAGACGATTCTTGGTTGGGTTTCAGGCTGGATTTGACGGTAAAGCACCAAACCATCCTTTATACTTAGGAAAGGACATAACTGAAAATAATGTTCAAGGTTTGGATTGTAGTAAGAGATTCTCAAGTGGAACTAAAGGGTATGTACGAGCATTCGCTGCTTTGAGCAACCAAGATGAATTCGATATTAACTTGATTGTAACACCTGGATTGAGTCTTGATCTTCATAGAACTGTTATCAATCGTGGTATTGATTTATGTGAAAGTCGTGAAGATTGTTTTTACATTCTTGACTGCGTAAGTGCAAATAATCAACCAGGACGTGTAGATGATGCAGTTCAGCAAGTTTCTACTATTGATAGTAACTATGCCGCTACATACTACCCTTGGGTTAAAATTATTGATCCTGCAACAAATGTACTACAACCATATCCACCATCAGCACTTATGATGTCAGTTTATGCATCAAACGATAAGTCCGCTGCTGAATGGTTTGCACCTGCCGGTTTAAATCGTGGTGGAATTGAATCTGCGGTTACTGTTATGGATCGTCTTAATTTTGCCGAAAGAGATCAACTCTATGAAGGTAAGGTTAATCCAATCGCTGCATTTCCTGGCCAAGGAATTGTTGCTTTCGGTCAAAAGACTCTACAACGTCGTGCAAGTGCATTAGACAGAGTTAACGTTCGTCGTTTGCTTATTAATCTTAAAAAGTTCATCGCAAGTTCTTCAAGATTCTTGCTCTTTGAACAAAATGTAACATCTACACGTAATCGTTTCTTGAACATCGTAAATCCATTCTTGGAAAATGTTCAACAACGTCATGGTTTGTATGCGTTCCGTGTTATTATGGACGAGTCCAATAACACACCTGATCTTATTGATAGAAATATCCTATATGGTCAAGTATTCTTACAACCTGCACGTGCAGTTGAGTTTGTTATCCTTGACTTTAATCTTACACCAACTGGTGCAAGTTTTGAAGCATAAGAATAATTTAATTCTAAACTTTAAAGACCTCTCTGTTCACAGAGAGGTCTTTTTTTTTGTCTTGATATATATTTATTGAAATGGAATCTTTAACTGAAATTTTACATGGTCTACAATACGAAGAATTTTGTTTGTTTGTAAGAGAAAACAAACTTGACTCTGATCATGCTAATCTGAACGAAATCATGATACCAGGACGACTCAAGAAAATCTGGTCATTCTTGATGGAACTAAAGGATATAGTTAAAGTTAAAGTAGTGGACTTGGTAAAGTTATTCATGAATAAACTAGTATTCAAGTTCTTTGCTAAGATTAAATTCAGTATAAAGTATTTATTTTCGTTGGTTAAAAAAGGATTTAAAGCATATAAAGATGTAATAAAGGCAATTGGAGAATATCTATCAAAAACTAAAGTTGGTCGTTGGACAGAAGACAAGTTAAAAGATTTAGATGCGTTTTTGGCAAAACATCCCAAGACTAAGAGAATTGCAGGTATGGCCGTCGCGGGTATTTTAATTTACATATGGTTGAATATGACATTCACCGGAAATGCGGACTATGACTTTGACATGGGTGACATGATTCTTGCACTCGGGGGTGGGTTTGCATTATCCACGATATTTGCTGGTCCAGAAGGGATGGCATTATTAACATTGTTTGCAACTGGTGTAATTGGATTATCGTTTCCCTGGCCGGGTCCACAACACATTCAATTCATTGGGGCAATCTTATACGGGTCTGCTAAACTGGTAGGTCAGAAGTTACGGAAAGATAAAACATAAATACATATATTTTTTATTTTACTAACTATTTATACTTGTTGGTTGAAAAAACGTGTTTTCGGATTTTTAATCAATATTTATACTAAAAGTTAATCATTAAACTGGAGAAAATTAAAAATGGCACAAGTTATTTCAACCGAAGAAATGTTTTTTACGGCATTTGAACCAAAAACAGCAAATCGTTTTATCATGTATATGGATGGAGTTCCTGCATACCTCATCAAGAGTGTTACTCGTCCTAATCTTACAATTGATGTACAAACAATGGATCACATCAATATTAAAAGAAAACTCAGAGCAGGTAAAGCAGAGTGGCAAGACATCACAATGACACTTTATGATCCAGTAGTTCCTAGTGCGGCTCAGACTGCAATGGAATGGATTCGTCTTTCACATGAGTCTGTTACCGGTAGAAATGGTTATGCCGACTTCTATAAAAAAGATTTAGTTATTAACACATTAGGTCCTGTGGGTGACCTTGTTGAAGAATGGACAATCAAAGGTGCGTTCTGTAATTCAACAAACTTTGGAACACTTGACTGGGAAACCGGTGACAAGTTGACCGTTGAATTGACAATCTCATACGATTACGCAATCCTTCAGTTCTAATTATTTAATCAAAACATTCAGTTTAATAGTAAAAAAAACTCCCTCTATGGGAGTTTTTTTTTTCGACATATATATTTATTGATTATGAAACATAGTAAACTAAAAACTGAAGTATTAAACATATTTGACGAAATTAACTCTGATTTACATACAGAACTACAACTTGAGGGTCTTAGTTCTGTGTACAGTGCAGTTGCCAAGTTTTTACTAAAACAAGTAAAAGCAGGAAAGTTTTTAAGGGATTATGATATAAGTCCAGACGATGGCCGCATGGTTTTTAGAACAGGTAGTGGTAAAAAGATCATATTTAAGGATATGAAGTTAGGGGTGACTGCTAATAAAACTTGGAAAGGCAAAAAAGCAAGTGAATTCTTTAGTTATAAAGATCATAAAAAAATGCTTAGTTGGGCTCTTGCTGATATTTAATAAAGTTTTCTTATTTCGATAGAAAAAAATAGTTTCAATATATGTATATATATCAGTTTATACTGATGTAATTAAATAAAGGTTATATTATGGAAGAAGACAATAAATCAATAGAAATGCCTGAAGAGGTAAAACAAGCACTTAAACGCGATGTTGCTAAAACTACTGCAAGTAGTAGTGAAACAACAAGTCAACCGAGTCCCGCATTCACCCAACAATCAGATACAGCACGTAAGTTTGAGTATCCAAGTGAAGTTGTGGATTTACCAAGCCAAGGATGGTTTTACGATTCAGCATCACCACTTGCATCGGGTAAAATTGAAATCAAATACATGACTGCACGTGAAGAAGATATTCTCACTAGTCAGAACCTAATTAAAAAAGGTGTTGTGTTGGATAAATTGCTAGAAGCACTTATTGTTACTCCTGGAGTAAAACTTGATGATATTCTAGTTGGAGATAAAAACGCAATTTTTATAGCCGCAAGAATTCTTGCGTATGGAAAAGACTACAAAATTAAGTTTAAAGATCCTTCAAATAACGAAGATGTTGAAGACACAATTGACTTATCATTAATTGAACCAAAAGAATTTGATTTCGATAAGTTTGAAAAAGGACGAAATATATTTAGTTTTGAATTACCTTTCAGCAAAAAAACTGTTCATTGGAGTTTGCTTACACATAACGATGAGCAAAATATTGACAATGAATTAAAAGCAGTTAAAAAGTTTACAAAAAATAAAAATGAAACTGCTGAAGTTACAACTCGTTTGAAGTATGTCATCAAATCAATTGATGGTGAAGAAGACCGAGCAAAAATCAAAAGTTTTGTTGATCGTGAACTACTTGCACGTGATAGTTTAGCATTTCGTGAATTCATTAAAGGAAATACTCCTGATTTAGATATGACATTTAATTTTGAATCCGAAGATACTGGATACGAAGAAAGGATGACGATCCCACTCGGGGTCGACTTTTTTTACCCTTCCAACTGAATACAAGATTCAGGTTCACGAAGAGATATTCAATCTTTGCTATTATAGTGAGGGAGGTTTTACGCAAGATATTGTATATAATTTACCTGTATATCTCCGTAGATTTTATCTTAGAAAACTCGTTGATGTTAGAAATAAAGAAAACGAGAAAGTCGAAAAGGCAAAGTCCCAGGCAGCTTCTTCCAGCAAACCTATAAGCAGACCCCCACCTAGACGACCATATAGATAAAAAACAAAGTTAAATAAACTTATATTGTCGTATATTTATCAATATATACGACAATTTTTTTTATAAAGGCAAACAAAATGAAAAACGACAAAAATCAAGATAAACAAGTATTAAAAGAAGTACTAGGTTGGGTAGTAAATAAATTATTTGATCGTTCTACAAAGTCAGTATCTACAATCATAAAACATGATCCAAAATTCAAAAAAATGATGAAAGACATTGCAGTTGATGTAGCAAAAAGTCGTGAAGAGATGCAAAAACATTTGCAAAAAACATATGGTGGGTCACCAGAACGAATAGAAAAACTTGCTAAACTGCATAAAATGAGTGTAGAAGATTACATTGAAAAAAGAATCAAATTGTAACAAAAGTGATAAATTTGGTTTATTGAAAAAGTAATTTCTGAAAATGGATTTTGACAAAGAATTAAAGGTACGTGAATTTCTAAGTGCTTACGGAACTCGATTAAAAGAAGGTGAAGATATTGATTCTTTGATAGAAGAAGCAAGCAAAAATGGTATACCGGGTATTTTTAAAGACGATGTCATGAAAGTACGTTATGAACAAGCACATCAGAATCCTGACTATGCTAGAGAAGCAAATAACAAAGCAAGTACCGTAGATACATCCAACGATGTGACCAAACATTTAATGCAAAAAATGAAACAGGATGTTGCAAATCAAGACAAATTTAGAGGTAATGCTAGTTTCGATTCAAATACTGGAAAAATATCATTGAGAGGTAACAGCGATTTTGATGAGGGAAGACAAGAAACTTTGAGCGGTTTTAACCCGTCCTATAGTTCTTTTCATACCGAGGAGGATGAAATAGAGCAAAACAAAATTAGAGCAAATCCTATTTTTGATCCAAATGCGATGCGTGGGATAGAAGCAAATTTTGAATCACATATAGATGATATAGGTGAAAAAAACGAAGCAGGAGAAATTACGGGAATAAATACTGATAAAGTAGAAGACCTCGCATCGGGTTACTCAAAAGAATATGAAAAAAGATTAGCTGGAATAATAGAAGCATTAAAAGTTGGAACTGATTTTAAATTCAAACAAATGGACCCAACTAATAAAGATAAAATAATCGATCCTTCAATAATAAAACAAAAACAAGAGGAAATAGAAAAATCAGATGAAAAAGCAGCTGAATTGATTGAAAAATTTAACACGAGATTCAATGCGATGGTAACATTTAAAAATGCAGAAACCGCATCCACACTTCAAACTTTTAATGAAAACGATTTAGCAAACCAAGCTTCTACGGAACATCAAGTTAACGAAAGTAAAGGCCTTGCTTTTTTAGAAACAGGTAATTTTGCTCGCGGAAGAAATATTAGTAGCGACGCTACATCAAGAATGTTAGAACAAGAATTAAGCCCTAAAGAATTTGACAAGCTCTTAAATGATCCAAGAGCAGAAGGTATGAGTGACTTTGACGTGAGTAGAGTATACAATCAAGCTAAAACAGGCTTCAAAGATATGACATCTGAAAGTCTTTTCAATCAATATCAAACAAACATTGATAACAAAACACAACATCGTGCAGGTGGGAGGGTTTTTGTAGATGATGTGTTGGGTGAACATCAAAATAACGATAGATTTAATGATAGTTATTTAACTTCCATTTTTGATAAAGTTAGAGGACAGTTTTCAGAAGTAAGTGATGATGTTAAAGACAACTTATCAGAAGTTTTCGGAAACATAAAAGAAACATTTGATTTAACAAGAGATAATATAAAAGCATCAATGGGTGCTATTGCAGATTATACAATAGATTCTAAACAAAAAATAGATGACCTTTTCAAAAAAGGTGGATTTTCCGATGTTGATTTAAAAGATCAAATCACCGAAATAGATAAACAATTAAATGAAGCATTATCAGTAAATACATCAATATCAGATACAATGGCATTTTTAGGTGATGTTCAAGTAGATAATACATCTGCCTCTGATAGTCAACGTGAAGCATTCGAAGATCAAACATTTTCAAGTTTGATTCGGCAAATACAAAGTGGTGGTACTGAAAAAGAAAATGCGGAACTTATTGTAAACTTAGTAAACGAGAAAACATCACAATTGTCTAATGTTCAAACTGTTTCGTCTGGTTTACAAAATCAAATTACGAATAAAGAAAAACTAGAAAGTATTACAATGTCCACAGGTGGATTTGTAAGTGGTCCGATGGGCAAAGATGTAATTCCTGCTATGTTAACAGATGGAGAATTTGTGATTCGTGCAGATGTTGCAAAAAATTGGAGAGGATTTCTTGAGTATTTAAATAAAACAGGTACTTTAGGAATGTACACAGGTGGGCCAGTGAAACTTGCAGCCGGTGGAGCTCCTGGTGGTGGTGGTGGTGGTGGTGGAGCTCCTGGTGGTGGATCACCATCTCCTGACACTAGTAGTATAAACAATATAACTGAATTGCAGAAACAAATGGTAAAAACAAATGCTACTTTACTAAGTCAAGAAGCAATTTATAGTGAAATTGTACTTTTAGCAAAAGATTTGGCAGAACAAGGAGCAACCACAGAAACAATCGAAAACAGACTTCTTGCAAAAAAAGAAGAAATGCTAAACCAACTACGAGAGCAATCTGAACTATCTAATGCGACAGTACGTGAACTCCAAGAACAAAAAGAGTTATTAATTGCAATGGATCATTTCAAACTATCAGGATTTTATGATGGATTAATTGGCACATTTGATGCAGTTGAACAAAAAATTGATGGAATTTTAAATAGTGTTCCGTTTGTGGGAAGTTTAATGGCAACCTCTTTAAAAACGGTAATTGGTCCTGTTTTTGATGAACTTAGAGGAGGTTTTAAAACAGGTTTCAAAGCAGCTGCGGATGAATTAAAAAAACAAATGGGTGGAGTAAATGAAGATGGGTCTATGAAACCATTTGATCCAGATAAACTAGAAGTAGATAAGTTAATGGATGCATTTACCGGTAAATTTAGTGAAGCAATGACAAATGCCAAAGATATGCTACAAGGAGCAATAGGACTTGCAAAATCGTTTGGTCCTGCTTTGCTGACGGTTGCATTACCTTTAGTTATAATCGGTGGATTACTTGCAATGGCAGTAAGTAGGTTCTTTGAATTAGAAGAACAAGCAGAAGAATTTAGAAAAGGCCTTGGTTTAATGGCAAGCACCGCAAAACCCATTGAAAATATAGCAAGAGAAGTACAAACTGAGTTTGCACTTGCGGGTGTTGAATTAGAAACTGCATTTAACGCGGCAACTGCACTTACAAGTCAACTTGGAACTACTCACTTAGTAACAAAAGACGCAGTAAAAACCATCGCATTAATGGAAGCAGGATTAGGAATATCTGCGGACACCGCGGCAGGAGCATTAGATACATTTAAAAATATGGGTGATTCAAGTGGTGCGTCTGCTGAAAATATGATGATGGCAACAGCTGCTCTTGCAGATGCAGCGGGAGTTCCATTGGACGCGGTAATGAATGACATTGCAAATGCTTCAGAGGATACTATGAAGTTCATGAAAGGCAATGCTAAAGAAATGATGATGGCAGCGGTAGAAGCAAGAAGACTCGGTGTTTCTATGGATTCTATAACAGGTGCCATGAGTAAAGCACTTGATATTGAATCGAGTATCAACGATGAAATGCGGTTAGCAAGTATGATGGGTAAGCATATAAGCTTAGATGCAATGAGAAGAGCTTCATTTGAAGGAGATGCAAGTGCGGTAATGAAAGAGCAGTTAAGTGCGCTTCAAAAAATGGGTGGAACAGATGCAATGAATCCGTATCAATTAGAAGCAGCTGCTAATGCTCTTGGATTAAGTGTTGATGAAATGATAAAAATGGAAAGGCACGAAAAGGGACTGCAAGATTTAAAAAATGGAACTGCTGAACAACAGGCAATGTATAACAAGTATACTGATATGCAAAATAAACTTCAAGAAGAAGGAGTTAAGTCAGCAGCCCAAGAAGCAGAAGAACGAATTAAACAACAACAAGCAGAACTTGTAAAAGCAAATATTATGCGTCAAGTAAACGCAATAATGTCAAAGATGGCAGAAACTTTATTACCAATGGTTGAAGCGGGATTTAAAATACTAATGCCGATTTTAAATTCTATTTTCTTTGTTCTTGGTTTAATTGTAGATGTCGTTGGATTTTTATTAACACCATTTACATTGATTGCCGACGTAATATCTGCAATAACTGGTGATTCGGATGCGTTGAAAGACCGTTTTGATTCACTTGGATCAGTCGTGGCAACTCTTGCAGGAGTGTTAATCGGACTTCCACTCATAATGGCATTTTTTGGAACTTCGGTGTCCGCAGTATTTTCGAGTATGCTCGGAGGGGTATCAAAACTGTTCAGTATGGGAATACAAGGTGCCCAGAAACTTGGGGGAGTATTAATAGATACCTTTAAAAATCCTGGAGCAGCTTTCGGAAAACTGAAAGGTGGACTTGGGGATATGTTTACGACCGGTATTGAGGGTTCAAAGAAACTTGGTGCGAGTTTGATGAGTGCTTTCAAAGATCCAGGTGGTGCTATGAAAAAAATGGGGGGGAGTGTTAAAGGGATGTTCGGTGGTGATAAATCCGAAAAGGGTCCAAAAAAAGGTGGTGGAGTAAAAGACAAACTAAAAGGAATGTTTGGTGGGGGTGACAAATCAAAAGGAGGAGATGTGGTTCCTGATGTTGATCCAAAGAAAGGAACTAAATTTAAAAAGTTCTTAGATGCTTTCAACAAAATTGATATGTCAAAAATTGTTAAAGCTGCAGCTGCCCTACTAATATTATCTGGTGCATTATTTATATCAGCAAAAGCATTTCAAGAATTTGCCAAAGTAAGTTGGGGAGGTGTGGCAAAGGGAATTGTAGGATTGACTGCTCTTGTTGTAGCCGCAAAATTTTTAGAAAAAGGTTCAACATCTATGGTAAAAGGAGCAGTTGCAATCGGAATTCTTGGTCTTGCGTTATTACCGGCCGCATTGGCATTTCAAATGTTTAGTGATGTTAGTTGGGGTGGGGTATTGGCAGGAATGATTGCTCTTGGGGCATTGGCAGTTGTAGCAATGGTTCTTGGAAATCTTATTGTTCCAATCGCAATGGGAGCAGCTGCAATTGCTTTACTTGGTATTGCATTAATTCCGTTTGGTGTGGCCGCAGTATTTGCTGGAGTTGGTGCGTTAATGATAGCATCTGCATTTTCAATAATGGTAGGTGCATTAAAAACGTTGGAAGTGGGGGATATAGCAAATATTGCATTGTTAGTTGTCACATTTTCATTAATGGGAGTTATGTTACCATTGATTATGCTTGGTGCAGTTGCATTAACAATATTGGGAACTGCGTTATTAACATTTTCTGTTATGGCATTCCTTGCAAGTGCAGGTATTGGAATATTAGCAATATCAATGTCAATACTTGCTCAGTCGTTTGAAGCAATCGGAATAACAGGTGCACTTGTATTAGCAAGTCTTGCAACAATAGCAGTATTTGCACCTATGTTCTTTGTAGCAGCTGCCGGTATGATAGCATTGGCAGGTGC